TTATAGTCTTCTATTTTAACCGCTTCATCAAAATCATTTTGTAATTCCTCAAGTGTTTGGGGTTCATCATTGTATTCAAGATGAATAACGAATTTATGAAATCGTGCCATATTATCTACGTTTATTTGCACAGCCGCAGCCGCGTTTAGGGGTTACAGTTCGTTGAATCGGTTGCGCTGGTTCTGCTACGTGAATAGTACCTAAGTAATTATAATTACCTGTTTGTTGTTCTGTGTACCATTGCGCGGGGGTAAACTGATATTCAGTACCGTTTGTTTTATGCTTTGCTTTTATTACTAACATTCTATTAGAGTAAAATTTATTAACTGATTAGGTTGAAATATTTTAATGGCTTCAAACCAACGCGCATCGGGCACAACCATACAACCAGCTGACCAATTATCTACAAAGCTGCCAATGCCGCCACGGTGAAAGTTAATACCATACCAACCCTTAGTTTTAACCGCTTTATCTAAGTTGCGGTCTTTGTTACCATCACGGTAAATCTCAATAGCGCCCGATTGGTAAAAGTACGGCGCGCCTAACCATAAAGATGACCACGTGCCCGATGTTACAAACTTATGTGATGCTATTACTTGCTGTTCCGCTGCAACCGCTGCACCTGTTATGCCGCCTACGGTTAAAGGATTGAAAATATAAAAATCGCCGGGCGTTGTACTGCAAGGTAAAATCATATCGGCCACGCGGTTATTAAACCTCACAACGTAATCGGCAAACTTATTATCAAATGTTTGGTCGGTTCTAATCCAAACAAGGTCGTTAACAGGTTTAACCCAACCGCGTATGTTCATTTCTGCATCTATCCATTGTTTAGCACCACCTAATGTTAACGGGCCAACTATACCATCAATAGCGCCCGAATAATAACCACGGTCTTTAAGTAGTTTTTGAAAGTTTTTCATGTGTTAATCTTTTTTATAATTAGCAGACCTAACAGGATAAGCAATATGCCTACAATTAAAACCGCCGCGATTTTGACAAAAGTTTTCAGGCGTTGTATTTGGTATCATGCCTGTACCGTTATCTTCAGCCCAACTTATTTCTGATTCTAAATCTTCAAACAAAAGTAATCCTAATTTACCGTTTTTTGTTTCTTGTACCCATCTTTCACACTGGGCGCGGCTATCTTTAACAATACTGCCAACATATAACAGCGCATCCATTTTATATACTTTGCGCACCGCTTCATTTACCACGCCATCGTATTGAAGTAAAGCATCGCGCGAAGCCTGCAAACTGATTCGTTTTAAAACACCTTGGCGCGCTTCAGTTGTTGTTAATTGCCCGGCAATAGAAGTAACCACATCGGTAAGGCTACTACCTTGGTTAACGGCTACTAATAATTCTTGTTTAAGCGGGTTTATTAGCGTTGTTGTTAGTCCTTGGCCTTGCATTGCTGCAACTACATTATTTACCGCCCACCTTTTAAAAGGATTCAAAAAACTTTTTGTAATATCTAAACCGTTTAGTTCGCTTTGAATCGTTTGTTGTTCGGCGGCTAAAGTGTCGAAATTAGACAAAAAACCGCTTACCATGTCATTATATCCTGACTGAATTAGATAGCGTTCTATTGCACGTTTAAATGTACTAAGGCGGCTAATGTTTTCTTTACTTCGAACTAAATTACCCGAACTTGTTCTAAACTTTTCAATCCACGCCACAACAGCCTTTACAAATTTAGGTTCTACTTTGTCGTACCGTTTTTGTAAAATTTCTATTGCTTTGTCGTTAATTCTTTCAGGTGCGTTGAGGTCCATTACATATTATCGTTATCGCTATCTTCGTTATTATCGTTTTCTTCGCTTAATTCCATTTGTTCATAAGCGGCGGCAAACTGATTCATATCTATTTCTGGTACTTGAACACTTGCAACAGCATCAAACCTTGGCGCTAACTTTGCATCAATAGCGTTTTTAATTGCTGTGTAATCGCTGTTCATTATATCAAAGCCTTCATCGTAGTAAAGTTCAGTAACAGCATCAAAAACGAATTGCGCGCTAATTGCATCCTTTTCGGTTATTTGGCCACTTGCTAAAAGCTGAACGCGTTCTTCAACTGTATAAAGATAAGCGCTGTTATACATGGCGCAAATGGTTGCTATTTGGCGCGCAATTGCATCGGCATTATAACGGCGGTCTATATAACTAATATAAGATTCGTAACGTATCGCCGCTGGTAATCCTTTTTGCGATAATGCAAATTCTGCCATTAGTTCCGTTTCGGTTTTCAAGTCAAAACTGATAGGCGCGTTAACCATTATCGGGCTTTCATTATCCATAAATACAATAGCCTGAATAATTTTTAATACATCTTTATAACGCGCGTAAACATCATCTGAAATTTTACCGACTTCTATATATTCTGGTTCGCGGTCCATTTCTTTAGCCACGCCCGATTGTGCCGATTTAAGCGAACGGTTTATATTTAACACTTGTTCCGCTTTGCCTAATGCTTCGGTTGCTACCTTGTTTGTTTCTTGAATAGTACTTACATCGGGGCTATAATATCTAATCGGTTCTACTTGCTGTTTATCATTATCGCCAAACTTTGAAGTAGTAGGATTTAGATTGTAAGCTGCAAGCGGTGTAATGCTTAATGTTTTGCCATGCCCTAAACAAGTTTTGCAAGTTATTGAAGTATCGTAATCGTTCGGGTCAGGCACTCGCCCAACGCCATTACAACTATTGCAGTCAACCCCTTCAACAAATTTAATAGGAAAGCATGTCGCAAGCATAACCGATTTATGCTGATTATCAAAGATAGCAGCATCATTAAGATAAGGTATTGCAGGGCTAAAATCAGACTTGTAAATTTTAAACGTATTTCCATAAGAATCATATTTAGGAACAACGCGACCGCCTAAAGTAACCCAAGGCATAATGCCGCTGTTGTGTTCATAGATAACTTCAAACATTGTTTTATCACCATACGCCCGCGCCTGTGCGTAAAACATATCAGTTACAATGTGATAGTATAGCGGGTTTTCAATTCCTAAGGTAGCATATTTATTTTTGCTTATACCTTTATATATTAGTAGTCTGTATTCAGGGTCATTAAAAACAATCCTATCAGACTGAATTACTTTCATATCAATATTAACGCGTACGTTATCGGTTTCGATACCTTCGCCTTCTGGCTGAATCAAAAGAACGGCGTTAGGGTCAAGTACCCGGTTGGGAATAAATACAGAAAAGATATAATTTTGTAAATTAGAATCGCCAAACTTTTCATTTTCGGCAAATTCTTTCATATCTGTATTTTCAAAACGTACCGAATGTTTAGCAGAACTTAGCAGTCTATGCAGTTCGGTTATTGCCTTAACCAATGGCGATTCTGTTTTAGGCTGATAGGTATTTTTTCTATAAGCTAAAATCTGTTCATCCTCATTCGGAAAAGCCTTATCCAACGCGGGCGGCACTTCACCGTAGAAGTGAGGTTTAATGCTTTCATAGATACGTTTCCAATCGGCCCGAAATGGGTGTACAGGTGGATTTAGTATCGTAGCATTTACAGAATCTAAAAACTGATAAAACTGTTCTAAGTTCATTCTATTTGATTTTAAAAGAAGACCGCCGCTAAACTTCTTAGCACCGTACCTTATTAGGGTTTCAGCGGCCTTCTTTACTTAAAAACTATCTATGGAGTAACAGTAACAACAAGTGAACCCGTAACGCCCGAAGCATCATTAGCCGTAGCAATTACAGTAACAGTACCAGCACCTGTAGCAGTAAGCAAACCGCCTACGCTAATAGTTGCAGTACCAGTACCGTTAACAATCGACCATGTAACAGTAGCATCAGTAGCGTTCAATGGTAGAATAGCTGCAAGCATTTGCAAAGTAGCGCCATCGGCTACAGTTGTAACATTACCTGTACCTGTAACAACAATTGAAGTAACCCAACAAACATTATAAGGCAATGTTAGCAAGAAGTCTAAAGACAATTGGCTAAATGTACCTAACTGTTCGTTATATCTAAATTCAACAGTCCAATAAGCATCATCCTCGTCAGTTTCTGCAATCTGATAAAACGGCCTAACAGTAACGTTTGAATACCAACCTAAAAAACGGCCATCGCAAGTTACAAAACCAAATTCATAACCAGCAGCTTTAGCAGGATTTGAAAGGAAATTATAAAGCGCATCAATAGTAAACGTAAGGTCGTTTTCTGCATCGGTAAGTGATACTACGCGCGACTGTTTTACTACCTCCTCTTGTCCGCAGCTACCGCGTTTTTTAGTAGTAAATTCAGGTGCAGGCAAACCACCGCTAATACGGCTACCGTTTACGCGACCGAAAACGTCTTTGTTTGCTATTGCAGTTTCCCACTCAGTAGAATCTGTAATATCATCAAATTCGTAGTTACATTTTTTTGCAAACCAACCAGCGATACCACCTGAATATACAGTTGAATCGCACGGGTCGCAA